CTCTTGAGCAAACGCATAAAATTTAAGTTTCTCCGACAAATACCCAAAAATAGGTCAAATATCGGCATATTCTTACGATTGATTGAGCATTGCATAAGCATAGTCGTCAATAGAGTGCTGCTTCACTACCCCATCATACTGTTCACATATCCCATGTCGCTCCAGTCCTGTCTTATGACTGTGACATGGTTGGCATAAACTCTGAAAGATATTGTGTGTGAACGCCTCACCACCCACTGAGCGCCAAGGAAACACATGATCCACGGCCCAAGCAGAGCAAACAATACCACGGCATAGGCAAGCCTGACAAAGCGGCTGTAGGCTCATTTGACGCTTCCTGATGCTTCTCCATGCTGGCGTTCTATACATACTGTCACTTTGACGCACAAAGCTATTCTCCTTACCTCCATGCGCCATGCAATAACTATTCAGCTTTGACTTAGGCTCACGGCACCCATACATCGCACAATGATTATGAGTTGGCGTGACTGGCATTACGAATCTCCAAGACCTCAATCAACTTATCCGTGTAATGCCGGGCCTTGCCAATCTCTTGAATCTGCTCATCCTTTGTTCCCATACGCATAATGTATTTTAATGCGCCACCGCGGTAGTACCCAATCTGTTGCTCGATGGGCCAAGTATCCACCACATCCCAAGGCTCAACACCCATCTGTTTGTAGTGATCTCCACCGACCTGTTTATCGTTTGCTTTCATGTTTTTTTCCTAAAAATTAAAGTAACCCTAAATCGCTCTGCTGCACTTTGACCCTTTGACCCCACTCCTAAAGGAGTGTGGGGTCAGGGAGGGTCAACTTTAGTGCTGTTTTGCCCCTTTTTGACCCCAACCCCAAACTTGACCCTAGGGTCATTTAGGGTCAAGATTTAATCTCATTAACATAGCACTGGAATGCACCTGATCTACCAAAATCCAGCCATGTTCGAACACCTGAATCACCTCGCCTTGAAGCAATGCGCCGATCATTTTATCGGCCTCGGAAGGGTTCATCATGTTCCGAATAGTACGCTCTGCGAACCCATCTGAGGCCAACTTATCCTTTAAAGCTGACCGACTAACGTAAGGTAAATCACCCCTAATCTCCGCATCCGAGGCCCACCAAGTGTTCTCAAATAGCTTACGATGACCGTCTAATTTGCTTGCTTTAGGCGTTTGGCTAGGTGCTTCCGCTGCCACTACGACCGCAGAAGTGACCGCCACACCATCTTCATCAAACCATTCGGGGATAGCAACACTGTGTAAATTCACATAGATCGGTTGTGCCATCTCTGCGTCTTTGGACTTACGCTGCACGATTTCCATTGGTTTATCGTCCTTGCTGGCTACGATACTGATCTCAATATCCAGCGCCCCACGCCACGCTGACGATCCACGCGCACGATGTTGGGCCTCGTCTGATACGCCAGTGTGATGCACCAAAACCACTGAACACCTGAATTCCATCATAAGTGCGTTGCAGCTATCTAGCATAGTTTTGGCATCTTGGGCACTGTTTTCATCGCCAGATAAGAATCGGTGCAGTGTGTCGACCACGATCACGCAAGGTGTGATGCTACTTTGCTTAATGGAATTGCTTACACGCTGATAACCTTCTGGTGTGTTCAGGTCGCAGCCATCCTTGGAAAGCCACATATTGAGCTTGCCAGCTTGGTTGTGATGCTTCCATGCGGCAACCCTTCCGCGCAGACCATGATGGCCCTCGCCTGCTAAGTACACCACGTTGCCTGCTTTCACCCGGTGGCCTAGCCAATCGGCGGTGCTGGAGGCCATGCGCAGACACCAATCCAAGACTACAAAAGTCTTACCGCCTCCACTTGGGCCATGCACCATGATAAGGGCTTGCTCTTGTAACCAGCCTTTGACCAGCCATGCTATCGGGCTGGGTTGAGAACAGAAGTCGTCGGCTGGGATAAGCCAGTCATTCTTTGGTGGTGAGAGTAAAGCGGCAAGGTTGTTACCCGCTTGGGCGTAATCGTTGGCATCGCCGTGGATAGGCGGCATTACTATTCTTGCCCCATATTTAGCGCTGGCTTGCTCTGCGTATCGCTGGCCCACGCCTGATGCGTCATTGTCTGCCACGATAACAATCTCTTGCTCTGCCCCATGTAATTCGCGCATGATCTGGGTGACTGGCACTAAATTACTGGCTGAGTAGGCAATCACGCAAGGGCGCTGAGTGGTTTCATGGATCGTGGCGGCAGTGGCAAAACCCTCCGCTATATACATGACACCGGGGTCATCAAGTGAGCCTAACATCCAAAACTTGCCGCCTGTCGCCCCGCCTGAGTGGTAGAGCTTGCCACCGTCTTTGTCGATGTACTGAATACTGGCTAGTTTGGAATCATCGCCATAAAGTGGCACCATAAGACGCCCATCGCCTGTGGTGCGTGCGCCGTGGGTGGCAATGCCTTTACGTTTTAAGTATGGATGGTCTGGGTAAGCCACGCCACCTTCTACCCAAATAGTCTCAACGGTGGTGGCGGCAACTTCATGTTTGCGCTCCAACTCTGCATCGCGCAAAGTCTTAGCCTCGGATAAGCGCCTTGCATAGTGCATTTCCTCCACGCTGGTAAGCGTGCGTCCAATGTCTGCCCGAAAGGTCTGCTCCATTCCCATGCGCCAGCAACCAAAGCGCCCTGCTGGGATGCCATCGGCAAATATTAAGTACCAACCCGGCTTATCGCCGTGGCCCGGCGTGCCTTTTGTTCCTGACTTAAACCGATGTATCTTGCCATCCATATAAATCGTATCTGGTGGCTCAAGACCTGATGCCGCCATCGCGTCACGAAGTTGAGATTCAGGGGAAGCAATGATGCGCTCGGCTGGTGGCGACCACGGGCCACCAAGAATATTAGAGAGATTCGCCATGAACTATTGCCCGACTGGTTAAGTATTCACTAAGTGCAACCATCACCTTATAAGTGGGGTTGGCGTTTTCGTTATCCCGTATTTCCCGGATCGTGTTGTAGTGTAGTCCCGTGGCCTCGGCAACTTTGATCGGACTTCGATCCGCTAGTGCATGGCGTATGGCATAAAGAGTCATCATTTTTTTATTCCTTTGTGTAAATTATTTATTGCAATGTGTGAATTCTATATTAGAATAGCACCATGCACCGAACTGATCTCCAGACGGGTGCATAAACAAGGAAAATTTAAGATGGCAATTAATCTCAAGAGTACAGGCGGTTTAGCCGCCAACGGCGTCAAACTGCTGGTGTACGGGCAAGCTGGCGTTGGTAAGACTTCACTCATTAAGACACTCCCAACCCCTTTGGTATTGTCGGCTGAGGGTGGTCTGCTTTCAATCCAAGACGCGAACCTTCCATATATTGAAGTAACCAGCATGGCTACTTTGATGGAGGCTTACCAATGGTTAACCGAAAGCGAAGAAGCCAAGCATTTTGAAAGTATCGCTCTTGATAGCATTTCAGAGATCGGTGAAGTGGTGTTGAATTCTGAAAAGAAATCAAACAAAGACCCACGCGCTGCTTACGGTGCTATGCAAGAACAGATGTCTGATCTGATTCGCGCCTTCCGTGACTTACCCGGTAAGCACGTTTATATGACCGCCAAGTGTGAGAAATCACAGGACGAATCAGGCCGCATTCTTTATGCGCCTTCAATGCCGGGTAACAAGACAGGGCAAGCGTTGCCATACTTCTTTGATGAAGTCTTGGCGCTTAGAGTTGAGAAGGATGCCGAAGGCATCACACAGCGTGCGCTCATGTGCGACAGTGATGGCCTGTGGTTAGCCAAAGACCGTAGTGGAAAGTTATCGCCATGGGAAGCGCCAAACCTTGGCGACATCATTGCAAAGATTGCGAGTAAATCATGAGCCTCGCAAGACAATGGGCCGAGGCCAAAGAAGTTGAAACGAGAGCCATTCGTTTACGCCGCGACATTGAAGACGAGATGATCGCGTTTTACAAAATCTCTAATCAAATGGAAGGTACGCAAAATGAAGATGACGGAACGTACAAGATTAAGATTGTTAACCGAATCAGTCGCAAAGTTGATAGCGAGAAGGTGCAGGAGCTTGCCGCTGAATTCGGACTTACAGATCATTTGTCACAACTCTTTCGCTGGACACCAGAAATTAATGCAACCGCATGGAAATCTGCCCATGAATCAATTACACGTCCACTGATGGACGCAATTACCGCGACACCCGGTCGCCCTTCTTTTTCAATCACTATCAAGGAATAACATCATGGCTTCATTAGACTTTTCATTCTCCGCAACTGATCTTCCAGTTTCCACCTCCAGCTTTGAGCCACTTCCCGCTGGTTGGTACACCGCATCAATCACAGGTGCAGAAATTAAGAACACCAAGGCTGGCACTGGTCAATACATTGCCGTGAAGTACACCATCACAGGCCCATCGTTTCAGGGACGCATTGTGTTTGGCAACTTGAATATCAAGAACCCCAATGTCAAGGCCGAGGAAATTGGTCGCCAACAATTGGGTGAGATCATGCGTGCCATAAATCTGGCTAAAGTAACCGACACCGATCAATTAATTGGAGGTAACTTAGGCATCAAATTGGATGTAAAACGCAGCGAGGAATACGGAAACAGCAACGAGGTTAAAGGCTTTAAAACCATTGGTGTCGGATCATCCGTCATGCCAACTACCGCGCCAAGTGCACCAACCAAAGCTGCTCCACCTTGGGGCAAGAAGTAATCTAGTTTTTGGGGGGAAAGCGAATGCTATGAGCATAAGTCAATTAGAAAGCAATGCACCCTTTGCCGGGTGATGCCAAACAAAAAGTTGCAGCTATCTAGACATAGTGAAGTGAGTACCCCCATCTTTTAAGGATAAGAAAATGTATCAAATTTTAGGCATCATGTGTTTTGCAGCTTGGCTTACACATATTTTTACCTGCTTTGCCCAATCACTTTGGGGCTTCTTGCTTGCAGGCTCAATCATGTTTCCCATTGGCATCTTGCATGGCTTTTATTTATGGTTCAAATGAAGTACCTAAAATGAACATCCCAGAACAAACCAACACCATTGCTAATCTCATAGATCAGGCGCATGAGAAACGCAAAGAACTGCCTCGGGGCCACCTTGGTGCGTCAATGCTTGGCGATCCATGTGACCGCAAATTATGGTTATCCTTTCGGTGGGCGGTACAGGAGCAATTCAAAGGTCGCATCTTGCGCCTGTTTCGCAGGGGCCATAACGAGGAATCCACCATTGTGAGTGACCTCCGTGCTATTGGCATTGACATCCGTAGCACGACAGGACAACAGAGCCGGGTAGACTTTGGCGCTCACGTTTCTGGCTCACTGGATGGCATCATAGAAGGTGGCGTTCCCGAAGCGCCAAAGACACGTCATGTGGCTGAGTTTAAGACTCACGCCAAGAAATCGTTTGACGATGTAGAGAAAAACGGCGTGCAGAAGTCCAAGCCATTGCACTATGTCCAGATGCAAGTATATATGCACGGGACACGAATTGACCGGGCTTTGTATCTGGCAGTCTGCAAAGACGATGACCGAATTTACACCGAGCGTGTGAAGTACGACAAAGAAGTGGCGACCAAGGCCATTGAACGCGCCCACCGCATTACATTGTCTGACCGTATGCCTGAGCCACTGAGCACACGCGCTGATTGGTTTGAATGCAAGTTCTGTTCATCGCATGAGTTCTGCCATAAGACACAAACTACCGAGCACGTCAATTGCCGTACTTGCGCCCACGCCACGCCGTTAAGTGATTCAACGTGGCACTGTGCCAAGTGGGATGACCTGATACCCACAGAGGCACAGCACACTGGATGTGAATCTCATGTTTTGCACCCAGACTTAGTGCCGTGGAAACGCTTAGATGGCCCTGACCAATGGACTGCTATTTATGAGATTGAAGGCCAGAAAGTAGCCAACGGAGCACCAGCAGAAGGTGTGTACGGAAGTGCCGAATTGTTAGCCAATGCCTCAGCTTGTGTGAGCGGTGATGAACAACTAAATGCTTTAAGGTTGCAGTTTGATGGAAGGATTGTGGGATGAAATCACCAACTATAAAAAATTTGCAACGTAAAAATGAAATGTTGCAAGCCAGAATTACAGAATTGGAATTAAAAATAGACAAACATTTAGAAGTTTATCGAAATAATTTATATGACAAAGTTGATCTACAAACAAAATTAGATCAAATTCAAGAGATTGTAAATAATGCTTCGTGATTACCAACAACGCACCATTGACCAGCTTTACGCGATACAATATTAGCATTCTCACTAAGTAAGGAAATTGTCATTATGGGCAAGCCAACAATTCAAATGGTCGGATTGCAGTTCAACCGCTGGACTGTGTTGTCTGAGGCAGAAAAACCAGCAAGTGCAAAGCAAACAGGAAAGTTTTGGAATTGCGTTTGCGAGTGCGGAACAAAACAAATTGTTTATGGTGTACCACTCAGAAGTGGTGGCAGCAAATCTTGCGGTTGCTTGAAATCAGAAAAAAATTCAATTGCCATGAAAGCAATGAGGCTTCGACAAGCTGGTACTTTGCATGAACGGTTTTTTTCTCGTTTTGCAAAACTTGGAAGTGGCTGCTGGCAGTGGAGAGCGCATACAGACAAAGACGGCTATGGCGTATTGCCTGGTGATCGCCAAAACATAAGGGCACATCGTCTTTCTTATGAAATCCACAAGGGGCCAATTCCTGATGGGCTAGTTGTTTGCCATCACTGCGATAACCCTGGATGCGTCAATCCAGACCACTTGTTTGTTGGCACGGTAAAAGATAACGCACAAGACGCTTTGCAGAAAAGACGCCATTACGTTGGTGAAAAAAATGGACGCTCAAAGTTGACCGAAGAACGCATAAAAGAAATTTTAAGTTCCAATATGAATGGTCAGCAATTGGCGGATAAATTTGGTGTCACAAGGCACACAATCAACAACGTCAGAAGGGGTGTAACGTGGCAAAAATAGAATTGCGTGAATATCAAACTCGCGCACTGGACATGCTTTATGCGTGGCTTGAAAAAAACACGGGTCATCCGTGCGTTGTGTTGCCAACAGGTAGCGGAAAAAGCATTGTGATTGCTGAACTTTGCAGACAAGCAATCACAGAATGGCCAGAGACACAGATTGTGATGCTTACGCGCAGCGTCGAACTGATAAATCAGAATGCCGAAAAACTTAGGGCAATCTGGCCTGGTGCGCCTATGGGCATTTATTCGGCAAGCGCTGGAAAAAAGCAATTAGGTGAGCCGATCACAATTGGCGGGCCGCTTTCAATTGTTCGTGTTACAAAAAAAATAGGTCATTGCGATCTTTTATTGGTAGATGAAGCGCATGATATTTCTCACAAGGAAGAAGGTAGCTATCGAAAAATCATCAATGAATTGATGGAAATAAATCCATCAATGCGCGTCATTGGTTTTACAGCTAGCCCTTTTCGTCTGGGTCACGGAATGATTACAGACAAGCCAGCAATTTTTGATGCACTGATTGATCCTGTGAGTATTGAGGAGTTGATTTTTAAGGGCTATCTTGCAACATTACGCAGCAAGCAAACCAGCTTTAAACTTGACACCAGCAGCGTTCACAAACGAGGTGGTGATTTTATTGAATCTGAACTTCAGGCAGTTGTTGACACGTTGGACAATAACGAAGCAATGATTAATGAAGTCATCAAGCGTTCTGATGGTCGTAAAAGTTGGATGTTCTTTGCGACTGGAGTGAAGCACGCCACACATCTTCGTGACATTCTTTTGAGTCGTGGGATTTCTGCCGTATCGGTGATTGGTGATATGGCAAAAAAAGATCGAGAGCAATCTATTGCCGATTTCAAGTCGGGAAAGATTACGGCAATTACACAAGTCGGATGCCTGAATGTTGGATTCGATCACCCTGCTATTGATTTGCTGGTGATGGCCAGACCAACTATGTCGCCAGGTTTATATCTGCAACAAGCGGGCCGTGGCATGAGGCCGTATCCGGGCAAGATAGATTGTATGGTGCTGGACTTTGCTGGCGTAGTTCAAACACATGGGCCAATCACCAATGTGCAACCACCTAAGAAGGGAAGTTCAGGGGACGGTGAAGCACCAATCAAAGTATGCGAAACGTGCGGTGAATTGTGCGCCATTTCTGTACAAGTCTGCCCTGCGTGCGGCGCTGCTTTTCCTGAGCCAGTAGCAAAATCCATGTCTTTGCGACACGATGACATCATGGGTTTAGAAGGGCTTGATCTTGAGGTGACATCGTGGAGTTGGCGCAAACATTTAAGCCGCGCAAGTGGGAAAGAAATGCTGGCGTGTACTTATTACGGTGGCCTAAGTGACCCACCCATCACAGAATATTTGGCGGTAGCTCACGATGGCTATGCGGGTGACAAATCCATGCGATTACTATCCACGATGGCTTCAAG